GTCGCCACCCTTGGAGGGATCCAAGGGCCCACCTTGCGTCTATACTTTAGCCGCAGCGGTGAGTACCTAGTTGTTACTGTTGCATCAGAGGGGGGACCCTCCTGTTTCTCCTGGCTCTTGCTAAGGTGCCAGAGGAATAGAGCACGTATATCGTCGACAATACGTATATCCCTGCGATTGGATCGCGGGACGTATCGCTTTCGATATAACATGCTGTTCTTCCACGTGAAGAGATGCACTTTATAAGCTGTATGGATGTCAACCCATACACCTTCGATTGTAGATTCCACGAATGGAACTATTAGCAAGTTAGAGTCTATCACTAGGCTCTTCAGATAACTAGCTAACTCCCCTTCTGGGGTAGCAATCGAGGCCAGCACATTTACGTTGTGGGCTAGGACAGTCTTCATTTGTCCACCATCGCGTAAATAAACTGGAGTTACGTTACTGCCGTTGAAGTAGTCGGCACCACAGGATTCCCTAAAGGGACCTGACGCGTAACTTTTCTCCTTATTAACGGAGAAACCTATAAAGGCTAGCAGACGGACGAGAGGAGCATAAAGCTCCGACTCGATGATGATATCATCACCGTAAACGCTGAAACGTTTACTACCGACTGCGTAAGCACAGGAACAAAATATCAGCGTCTCAAGGGCGAAGGTTGCGCCGTTTCCCATAGAGGAAAACTTTGCATATACACCTTCCCCGAACCTGCCACGGTAGGCAGGCGAGCGAACATCACTCAAATACCGGAACCAGTCTGCAGGAAGCAGCCAGGCAACGGCGTTGTAACTGAGTGTGTCGGAGGCCATAGAGAGGTCTACAGTGGCTAATCCACCACTGATAGATGCTTCTTTGGCCAAACGCTGGTTACGAACTTGATCGCCCAAGTCTTGTCCACGCCTTTTGAGGCGGGACTTAACGAACGTATCGAAAGCAAGTTGAAGGGAAAGGTTCCCTTCTGGCTCACAAGCGATCGTTCTATGGGTTTTAAAGTTCTTAGGTACGACTTCCACTCGATTGCTTATGCATGGTTTAATCGTCACCGGGCCGTACCCCCAAAAGGAGGAAAGCGCGGATAGATATGGACCAGCAGAAGGCGTTGCGAAGGGTTTCTTACTGACCTTCATAGGTCTGATAGATTCCCGACGCGATCGAGTAGCGGTTGCTCCACTAGTCACCTTCACATACTCCGGAATGGAGTTTAGGAAGCTTTCGTAGTCACCCAACAACTCACGCACGTACCTTTCGGCACGCACCATATACAGCTGCAGATCGGGAGCGAGACGCTCGCGCTGCAAGAAGTAATGGTCCAGGCGTTTGTTGGTGATCCTGCACAGCCTTTCCGCCCTATTAAAGGACAGTTCGGCTGCTTCTTCGCAGGAGTCACTTGAGAAAAGCGCGTTCTTCTTGAAGAAAGCGCCAATCTGGCGGATGACACGAAATACGTCGACATTTAGAAATTGTACGTCGACATGTAGACTAGTCGCTAGGTCAGCAAGAGCGGCAAGGTCGCGAGACCGAACCCGCCCGAGAATCTGTTGGAACAGATCTTCACCTAGCACGGAGCGATTATCGAAGAGGTAGTGTCGACACACGTCGTACACTTCAGCTTGGGTTCTCATTGCGAGATATCCTTCTTTCAACACTCATGAATGACATCACGGGACCGAAGTCCTATGATGAGAGCAAATCATGCTTATCGCATGATCCACGGATATTTCTCCGAGCACTAGCAAAACCACAAGAGTGGCTAGCTTGACTGCAAGGAGAACTCCGATTGCTTGCTTCGTTGACATGGGGTTACCCCCTTAAGTCAGCTAAGCCATTCTTGAGTTGCAACGGTGTTGGCGAACTCGTCGCCAGCCACGATGTCGCGAAAGACCGCGAGAGCGGCCGTGCGATCCGTTGCGTCACCATCGATAGGAAATCGAACGGTGACGTTGAAAGCGATCTTCGATGTCAGTACTTCTCCGGCCGAGTTTTGCGTAGCGTAAATAACGTCAACGCTCGACTCGGAAACACTTTGTGCACCGGATGGTACTTTCCGCTTTTGGATAACCAACCGCGGCTCAATGACGGTATGATCCGCCAAAGAGTAGGTACGCGAGTTCCCATTATCGGAAAACTCAGTGAGGGCTGTAGTCATTGCAGCCATAAGGGTTAACTCCTTTATTTCCTCGCCGACAGGATTGTCAGCTAGACCAATTGCTTGATCATAGCCAGAAGATCCGCCACTTTGGCGGTATTCAAGCGAAGATTAACGTACGGTCGAATAGGAACTCGACATGGGATTCTTACTTCAGTATGTGACTCGAAATGTCCGGATCCTTCAACGAATCCGGTGCATCCGGGCGGGGGGACATGGTTAGTGACCTCCCAATCGATGTCAACATCGATTACATACCCGTAAGAAGCTGTATAGCTACTTACAGAAGCAAGAAAAGAGGCTGCCTCGATTGCCTGCCCAATATTAGCGATCCAATCCACAACGAAACTATAGGGAATTACTTCCCATCCAGTGACGAGTGGATTTAATTGGATCTTAGAGGGCTGGAAATCACAGGCTACTGAACCCCGGACACCAGTATGCACTTGCG